TGCTGCTGACGGACAAACAGGATTATTGTCTGAGGCCACGCCCGTCACTAATATGGCAACTACAACTGCCGTAGGAGTTGGTGGTGCAGCTGGTGGTACAGATGCTGGTCAAGTCGGAGTCGATTTCGCAGACCCAGTATTGATTTCAATGGTGCGACGTGCAATGCCTCAACTCATCGCTTATGATGTTTGTGGTGTACAACCAATGTCAGGCCCAACAGGACTGATTTTTGCATTACGTGCCCGTGTTGACTCACAGTCAGGTGCTGAGATTCTTTACAACGAAACTCCACTCGACAAGTCTGGTGGTACTGCAACTGGTACAAAAGACGCTGCTGATGTTCCTGGCCTTCTGATTCATACAGACGGAACAGGAAACGTTTCTGCAAACGTTTATTCATCCACAGTTGGAAGTACAGTAGTAACTGGTGAGGGAAATGTTGGACAAGAAATGTCCTTCTCAATCGAAAAGATTTCAGTTGCCGCTGGAACAAGAGCTCTCAAGGGTTCTTATTCGATGGAACTTCAACAAGATCTGCGTGCTGTTCATGGTTTGGACGCTGAAGCAGAACTTGCAAATATTCTTTCCGCAGAGATTCTTGCTGAAATCAATCGTGAGGTTGTTCGTAAGATTTACATCAATGCGAAACTTGGTGCTGCAATTGGTACATCGAGTGCAGGAATATTTGATCTCGACACAGACTCCAATGGTCGTTGGATGGTTGAGAAGTTCAAAGGTCTTATGATGCAAATTGAACGTGATGCCAATGCAATTGCAAAGGGAACACGTAGAGGAAAAGGTAACATCATCATGACATCTTCAGATGTCGCTTCTGCTCTTCAAATGGCAGGAATCTTGGATTATGCTCCAGCAATGAGCACAAATCTGAATGTTGATGAAGCTGCAGGAACTTTCGCAGGTGTTTTAAATGGTCGATATAAAGTTTATGTTGATCCTTATGCTGCATCTAATGCTGCAGAATTCTACTGCGTAGGTTACAAAGGTTCTTCACCTATGGATGCTGGTATATTCTACTGCCCATACGTTCCATTGCAAATGGTTCGTGCGGTCGATAGTGACAGTTTCCAACCTCGTATTGCATTTAAGACTCGCTACGGATTAGTGGCAAGTCCTTTTGCACAAGGTACTACAGTAGGTAATGGTGCTATGGCTGCAACGAACTTGAATGCAAGTTCACCTAACACCAACGAATACTACAGGAAAGTTCGTATTGCGAACCTAATGTAATTCGTGACCTACATATTGTAGGGATTTCAAAAGGGAGGGGAGAAATCCTCTCCCTTTTTTTGTTTGTAGTCATTTTCTTGTGAAAATATGATAATAGTAATTTCAAACGGAACATCTCGTTCTGTCTTCAATTTAAAACATCTTAATAATCACACCACATACGGATGTGATGAACTTTACAAAGATTATACTCCAACTCATTTGGTCAGTAAAGAAGGCCCGATGATTTGGGATATTTGTAGAGATGGTTATACGAAAGAAAACAAGTGTTATTTTAAGATGTTTGATCGATTTCCATTGATGCAGTATGAAATGTTAAAAATGGCATTTCCTGCTGGTGGAAAAGTTTTAGAAACACAACCAAAAACAAACGAATTTGTTATGTTTGGAACTGGTAAAACTTCAGTAATTTATTGGATAGATCCTAATGAACCAACACAAAAATTAGAATGGTGGGGAGATGAGGAAGATAATTGTTATACAAGTGCAACCGCTGCAATGAGACTAGCCTGTTTACAAAATCCAAACGAAGATATCTATTGTATCGGGTATGATTACTACTTAAATAGAACTGCTGATAACATTATTCTTTCTACCAAAAACGAACCAATGACTGAAGAATACGATACTACAGAATTATTCAGACAACATAAAAGAATAGAGGAAGAATTCAACAATAAGATACTTCATGTGGGAAAACATTTGAATTACGTGGAGTTTGAAAATCTGTTGAATAAATAGTAATAGTAAAGGAATTCTATGGCAGCAGCAAATAAAGTACCAGACAATTTAAATTATCTTTCAAATATCAGTTTTAGACTGACAATGGAAGATGCACCAAATTTGACATGGTTCTGTCAGGCAGTAAATGTGCCGGGCGTCTCCATTGAAGGAATAGATGTTTTCAATCCACACGCAACTTTGCCTGTTCATGGAAATAAAGTTTCATTTGAAGAATTGAGTGTTCGATTTATTGTGGATGAACATATGAAAAATTGGTCTGAAATTTACAATAAAATTATTGCAATGGGTCTTGCAGAAGGATATGAAAATTATCGTGTTTTAAAGGGGTCGGATACTCTTAAACCTAGAGGTGGAGCATATACAAATATTGTTCTTACTGTATTGACAAGTGGTATGAATCCTCAGATGGAATTTCATTTTTATGATGCATTCCCAATATCTCTTTCTGCACTAGATTTTGATAGTTCAGTTGCAGATCTGGAATACTTTCAAGCAACGACATCGTTTCGTTATCAAAATTATGAGGTTAAAAACTTATTGAATAACTAAGGTTATTATGACAATTGATGAAATTATGAAAATGTGGGGGGAGGACTCTCACATTGATGATACAGATTTGGACAACGAATCTTTAAACATACCAAACGTACACCAAAAATACTTAGACATATACTCAAAAGAGAAACGAAAAATGAGTGATCTTGAAACTCATTGGAAAGTTCTCTTTCAGCAAAGATGGGAAGTGGTGATTTCCAAAAACGGAAAAGCACCAGATCACAACATTCGTATATCTAAAACGGAGTTGGAACGACATTATGTCGCTGCGGATGAGGTTCTTCAGAAGGCCGAAAAAATTATGAACGAACAGAAAGGAAAAGTCGAATATTTGAAATCAGTACTTTCAATGATTGAAAATAGAAGTTTTCATATCAACAATGCAATCAATTGGAGGAAATTTGTAGCGGGTCTTGGATGAGTACTGAGATCGTTATGGAAAAAGACACAGAAGTCTTTGTGAAATTAAACTGTGAACCTCATGTGAAGATGGAATTGAATCATTATTTTCGATTCCGGCCAAATGGATATCAGTTCATGCCCATGTATAGAAGGAAAAAATGGGATGGATATGTGTATCTTTTCAACATGGACAACCATCGAATCTACGCAGGACTCAAACCAGAGATAGGTAGATTTGCAGTTGACAGGGAATATAAATTAATAGACAATACAGGAGATACTTTAGAAAAAATCTCCAACGATGACTATTTTAAATTCCTTACATCATTTCCTTGTGAGTACAAATTAAGAGATTACCAAAGTTTTGCAGTCAGACATTCAATAGATAAACAGAGATGTTTGTTGTTGTCTCCAACTGCATCTGGAAAATCACTTATCATATACTATCTGATTCGATATTACTTTCCAGAGAAGTCGTTGATTATCGTGCCGACGCTTTCTCTAGTAAGTCAGATGTATTCAGATTTTGAAGCATATGCAAAGATAGATGATTCGTTTCAAGTTGAAGAAAATGTCCATAAAATTTTTGGAGGACAAGAAAAAGAAACAGAAAAACCAATAGTGATTTCAACATGGCAATCATTGTATGAATTAAAAAAGAATTTCTTCACAGATTTTCGATTGGTGATAGGAGATGAGGCACATCTTTACAAGGCCAAATCTCTCACTAAAATAATGAAGAATTTAGAGAATACACCTTACCGAATAGGAACAACAGGAACATTAGATGAGATAGAGGTTCATAAATTAATATTAGAGGGACTATTTGGTGCAACGAAAAAAGTAACAAGTACTAAAGATCTTATCAAGAAGAAAACGTTATCATCGATAGCAATACGTTGTCTCATTCTCAAATACAACAAGCAGGAATGTAAGGAAGTATTTGAAATGAGCTATCAAGAGGAAATTGATTTTTTAGTAAGTCATCCACAACGTAACAATTACATATGTAATCTAGTAAAAGGACTTACTGGAAATACATTAGTATTATTTCAATTTATAGAAAAACATGGTAATATCTTACATTCAATTTTAAAAGATATTATTGATTCCACAAGAAAAATCTTCTTTGTTTATGGAGGAACAGATGCAGATTCAAGAGAAAAAGTCAGAGAACTTGTTGAAGGTGAGCAAAATGCAATCATTTGTGCTTCATATGGTGTATACAGTACCGGCGTCAACATTAGGAACATTCATAACATTGTTTTCGCTTCTCCTTCTAAGTCACGTATTAGAAACTTGCAATCGATAGGTCGAGGATTGAGGAAATCGGAGACAAAAGAGGCTGCA